ACCAAATCTTTGTTATACACCTTGATAGCTTTGTTGCCTTTATCTGCAACAAAAATAACACCAGGCTTTGAACCCAGCACACCACACCCCTTGAATTTGTTTTTATCTCTCTTACCACCAAGACCCCCTAATGGTCTGATCAAAAACCTACCACCAACAAACGCTGGATCTCCTGTATTGTATGTTGGTATGTCGTACTTAAACACCTGACCACCACTATTGATGGTACTGTCGGTAACGTATAGGTAGTATCCATCATAGGCAATGTCGGTTAGATTCTGACATTTTTCTTCAGAAAAATTATCAATGACGTTTGTGTATAGTAGAGGCAAGCTTATGTTGCTAAAATCTGCACTAGATGTTAATCCAATCAAGTGAGTTGTTGTGATGCCTATGATGCTAAACCCAGTTGCGTCTGCGAATGGTACAATCACAAATCGCTTGAGATCGTCAAACTCCGCATATGCACTCAAGCTTGTTGATGCAGCAAACGTACTGTAACCAAAGCTATAATTGTTGGGTGTATCATGCCACGTGTAATTTCCTGACAAGCTAGAAATGCCAGCTGTTTTATCATATGCATATGGAACATCTGTATCTCCTACAAACATCTTGGAATAAAGATACAACAAATTATCATGCAGGTATCTAAACTTGGTGTTGATAGTCGTGAAGTTAACCAACTCATTGAGACTAATTTGTACTGATGCTCTGCTGTTAGGTAGTGCTAGATCGTCAAACGCAAACCTATCCTTAAAATACGACGTACCATACAACTCTGCAGAAAAATTACTCAATGGAGTCAATTCTTGCGACACGCTATCTCTATACTTACCTGTGTAGATTGATGCATCAGAATACACATTGAACATTCCTACATAATTTTGACTGCCCAATAAAAATTCACCACCGGTGGTGTAGTTGAATTTTGTTTGATATGCGTCTGACATCACCTATATTTAGGTAGACAAACGTGCATTAAGAGTTGGCTGCACATCCTTGAATACAATTTGATTAATTCTTGTTGTAGCTGGCAACGTTTTTTGTAATCTATCAACTATAACATCTTTGATTTGATTTTGAATTGCTGTGTTTGTCACATCACTATTCTTAATCACAATGTTGACGCTATTGCTCTTGCTGCCAGGTACATTGAAGCTAAAGATTCGCTCAATTTGTTCAATCTCATTTCGCTGACCGCATGGTATACTTGCGACCAATTCCCCCATCTTGATACCGTTATACACGAGATATCTTGCATGATCATCATCAATAGCTTTATCGTATATTTTAAATTGTTTTATCCTGCAGTTGTCGATAATATAACGATCTTTCTGATTTAATTTGTCAAACAATGGAATGTTGTTGGCAAAATATGTAGCACCAACGCTCATGCTCTCGTATGTTACATCTTGAAACGTAAAATCTGCACTTGGCAGTCTCAACGTTTGATATTCTCTCCCATCAACAAATAATGATACTAAACCTTCAGTTGCATTCAACCTAAACACAAAGTGATGAAAACCAACAGAAAATCTTGACACATCAACAGGTATTTGTAAATGATATACCTGTCTGTTGTTGTATATGTTCTTCAATGTTATTTTAAACGTCAACCTATTACGCCCACCATTATATTTTCTATGGATGTAGGTTGCATTGGTGAGATTGTAATTTACGCGATGCACATCGCCGTGAGAATAGTATGTTGCAGATGCAGCAATCATCCTTGCACTATGCATCGCAGAAGCTGCAAGCACTTTGGAGCTATCTACAGGTGATTGCTCGTTAATTTTAACTAAAAACATTTGACCAGTATCAATACGACCAAGTACGATGGGATATTCCATCTTACCTGCACTAGTGTATTCATAAACCATATCAACAGACAGCAACTCAGGTGATGCGGTAGTAACCATTATGCTCGACAGTCCGTATGAGCTTGCTGTTAATTTAGTTGTGTATTGCTTTAATCTCTCTGCAGAAAATTTTGTAACTTGATCAGTATTGTGCAACACAATATATCCTCCATCTGCATCAACATAAAAGTCTCTTATATGTGATTTAGACGACAGTAGAGTAGTTGAAGAAGAATAATCCATCTTCTCTGACATCAACAAGTAATTATCTTTTATATAAAGCACATCAGTAGCATTGTGAATTTTTGCTGCATGACCAGCAAAACACCTTGCAACACCCTGGTCGTCTACTATAATTGAATTTACTTCTATATTGGACGCAGGTGTTGCTGCTGACAGCATCTCAATTTGCTCGGAGTCAATGTTGTATTTTTCTACCGATCCACCAACGTCTCTCAAAAAATAAATATCTCGATCTTTTACAAACACGCTGACATACGTTTCAGATGGTTGTCCAGTTGAATCAAAAATAGTGCCGTTGCAATAAAATTTAGAAGTGTATGGAAGCATGATTAATCAAGTGGTTGTACATTAATGCCTGACAGATCACAAGGTTCAATGATCAAGCCTGTTACCTGAGCAGATGTAGTGGTATATACATGATCTGGGCCAAGATATAGATCAGTTTCTGTGAGGATTAATCCGCATTGTGGATCTACTACAAAAGGACTCACTATTACTGCTGAAGTCTGATCAACAACTGAAGATGTAATAAATTGACAAAAATCTAAATGATCTGTACGATGTATGTCTTTAATGATTGTACTGCTAATGCTAGTGTTGATGATTACTAATTCATCATCTATAGATGATATAGATTCTACGTCAGTACCTAGAGCGCTTTGAGACAAATAAACAGTATCAATAACTTCAAAATTGGTGTTTAGGTACAACACTCTTGTACCTTCCTGCACCATAATAATGGGCGTTATGATGCTATCATTCATCACTCCAAATCCTCTATCATTGTAGTTGCCTAAGATTTCATGACCAAATGATTGTTTCCAATCATCTGAGTCAAGCCAAAATGAAACTGTAAATTCATTGTTGGTGTTTACTTGACGAAACGATTCAACCATTGCGTACGTAGCACCATCCAAATCATACTCAATGTCATCTACTGGTAGGTCATATGCAATGGGTACATTTTTTACTGTCTGTGAACTCAACCCATCTTGAATTAAATCTCCAGTCATGCTCTGCACAATAGACTTTACATAATTTGATCCAACACGGTAGTAGATGTACTCTGTATCTGGCAATAATGCTAGATCACTACGTTTGTCAAAGAAAGTTTCACCATACAACACATCTTTCAAGTTTTGAGGTGTATGTGCGCTTTCTGATTCAAGTGTCGTGTATATGAACGGTTCTTCATAATAAGAAGAAGTTGGTAGGAATTTATTCAAATATAGACCTGTGGGATCATCATATGAGATGATTGATCTGGTGGTTAATGCTGCAGCAAATGTTGTTCGCTCTGGCATGTAATATCTATCAACCCACACACTTGGTTTATCAGGTGAGCTACCTGATAGCCATGTGCATAAGAACTGACCATCTGACTTGCCTGGTCTAACGTCTTGAAAAAATATTCTATCTGATGTATATGGTGTTTGACCTGCTACTGCACCATTCTTAGCAAATGTTGAATCATTTATGTTGAGCTGCTCAAATGGATATAGACTAGGAGGTGTTCTGAAGATGGTATATTTGTCAGGAGCAAATTTATAATCAGCGTTGTAAAATTCATACGCTAGCGTGATGGACTCTGCGCCCAACTCTTGATGCACACCTGCGTGCATACTCTTGTACTCTCTTGTGTCAACGTTGGGTACGTGTAGGTTGGTGCGTGTTAAATTATTGGCTCTATAGCTATAATTTTTATGCGTGTGATGATTTTTCAGCGTGATGAAGTTGGTCTGCAGCTCGCCACCAGTAACGTGTGTATAGTTGGTGTAGAACAGATTGTTAGACGCAAGGTAATTTGCGCTACGTGCAGGGTCTACCAGAAAGCTATTCCTGTCAGCAACATCGTACGATATCCAAGATGTGTCTAGATTTTCTCTCAAATCTTGACTATATGAATTGATCAAAAAAGCATTGTTCTCCCAACTACCAACGCTAGCATTTAATCTATTTGTGAGTGAGCTACTGCTTATGCTATACACCGGTTGACCAACACCTCTGCTCCAAAACAAGTATAATCTCTCACCATCAATAATGTACTTAAAAGTAGCATCTATACCAACTGGAGAAAGTGAAAAATAAAATTCTGTATCGTTGTAGCATAGATAATATCGCACATCACCTTCTTGATGAGCAATTTTTATCACAGTGTCACTCACAATCTCAATCTCAAATACTGCATCCTGATCACCAGTTGTTGTGAATATGTCCTTGGTACGATCTTTTGATATTGCAAGGAACGCGTCGCCTGATTTGATGGTAGTCGTGATTACTTCTTGATGCGGGTATTGTATCTTCTTCAGCTCAAATACATTGTTGTTGTGTTGAGTGCCTGCCAATACAATTGCACTATAGTTGTTGACGCTTGTGTCAGCAGCTGACAGCAAATAATTCTCACGATACAATGATATACCTTCTTCGGTATTCACGCCAATTCCTCTAATCAACAAATCAGCATCTCCAATATATGAAGAGCTTATTGGTGATGTTATGGTGCTCGCAGAGAATACTTCCACAACATGTATTTAGGTGTAACATCAAGGTTAGTAAAAGTCCCAAATACGAACTGCTTTATATTGATCGTTGATGTTGATGATCAAAAACTGACCAGTAGCTGTTAACGGTGTGGTAAAGCTTGACAAACTACCTGTGAGCGTTGTGTCTCCAGGTGCAGGTGCATAGTTGTTGTTGATTAAATCTCTTACATCAGGTGATAGCTTGTCCAGAGTAATGCTATTGTTTTTTACAGAAAATATGTTGCTTGAACTCTTATCTATGGTCACGTTGTCAGCATAATATGCTGACAGAGATGCCTCTGAGCGTATCTTATCGGCTAAAGTAGATATCAATGATCTACCTGTGTAAACACCATCACGATCAACTACAATTGCATCTGTACCCTGTAGTGTACTAATCTCTGGAAGAGATTGTATCTTTACTGGGTTTGTGTCGATGACTACATTTACACTCATGATGATATTTAGTTCACAACTTCAATGATCTCGTTCAAGCTGGTTTCAATAGGTGGTGTTGCAGACAACTCAACTCCTGAAACACTTGATACTGCAACAAGAATACTCACTGTATCGGATGACGTTAATGTTGCAGTTGTTGTTTGGTTTGCATGTATCAACATGTGATGAATATTGTTGCTTGTTTGCAGCACTGCAAATACATCACCTGTAGCAGTAGTATCAATAAATTGTGCTTGAGCAACATGCAATCCCTCAAAATCGCTATAATAGGAAGGTTGAGCAATGTAGATGGGCATAATGATATCAACACCCTGAAAATTATCATACACAGCAGTTGCTTGCAGTTGTGTCAGACTTAGATATTCGTCTGTAGCAGGATTTAGCGTGAACGCAACAGTTGTTGGAATGGATGATCCTTGAAACAATTGAGGTTGTTTTCCTTCGACAAACAATTTTAACTTGACGACTTTAGCTGCAGCAGATGTAAAGTTAAAATTCATCACAACATCAACTGATCCCTTGAACACGCGAGCATCATACAACTCATACCCACCAACTCCATCTGCAGTTAAAGATATATCATATGTTGTATTAGCCATAAATTACCAATGCTCCTCCTGTTACCGTGTGTGATGTAGTAGTTATGTTGTTGAACACAAGATCTTGCAATGATGGGTCTTCTACCCAGTTGATGGTTCTTGCATATCCACCATTGATGAAGTTGAGCAATCTAGTACCCCTCGAAACAATAACGTCTCCTTGCAGATCAAAGAACATTTGAAAGATGTAAGCAAAATTATTTACATCATATACTGTAGCAATGAGTGTATGCAAGTCATTTCGACTGTTGTACACCATCAAAGGATTCACAATGTTTGATATTTTTACTGGTAAAGGATTTTTAAACTCATCTACAATCATACTAGATAATTCTAGCGTTTGGATGATTGCTGTGTCGTAGTTGATTCTATAAAATGTAGGTTGGATCAGACAGCTGTTCAATTCTGCTGACACTGCTGATACTACACACATCAAAGCATAGTCTTTATTCTCAAAGAAGAATGGTTGAGTAATTTCTGCTACCGCGCTAGCAGGAACCCATAGAGAATTGTTGGTAGCGCTACGTGATGCGATACCTTCATCATAACCTACCTTGTCTACAACGAAGTAATTGGTTGTTCTAAAATATACAAGATCAACATATGCATTAAAATTTAGTACACTTGACAGTAGCTCTGTCTGTATGGTGGTTGAATATTTTTGCAAAACATCTGCATATGCACTTGATAAATGATTTGTTGCACCTGTTACAATGTCTCGTATGTATATTTCTCCTGTTTTAGATGCAATTGTATCGTCTGCTGAAAGTAGTTGAGTACGTTGTGCTGATAGTGTCTCATTTAGCATGAGATTTTTACCAGTATCGCGAGCAATATCTCCTGTCTCTGTTCTAATAATAGGTCCCCCATCAACTTCTTTATATTGAATAGAAGACATGATGTATGAAAAGGTAAAATTTCCTTCGTATATGATAGGGTCACTAAAATAACCGCATTCAACTATAATGCCGGTGTCATAATCTGTTGTGACACCGTCTACAGAAAATTCATTTAACTCTGCATCAAAGTCATGTACCGATAGATAAAAGTACAATCCATCATACAATCTTCTGTTGCGGAGAGCACGTATCATAAATCCATTGATCACGTTACCAATACCACCATCAAACAGAGTGTTGTAATAATAGTCAGAGGCAAAAATGTTGGGCTGCACCCAAGCTCCTACATCTGCAAACACTTGCTCAGGCAGTGCATTACCGTTATCAAACTTGATCACACCACCATCATAATATTCATATGAAGTGATGCTTTCATTTGTAGTTGTAGTTGTATCAACAAGATATTTTCTATTGTTGCTCTTGAACAAGCCATACTGATTACCAAAAATATCAGATGACCACTGTACCAATGGACCACGATCTACTACATATGCAAGATTGGTAGACAATCCTGCAAGATTGGTCTGTATGTTGTTGGATAGTTGATTGCGACTATAGTATGCATAAAAGCTCTGTTGATATGGAGACACTCTAACATCTCCTTCTGCATGATAAAAGCTTGCGTTGCTTACATTGCTGCTGTAATCTTGAATGTGAATCAGCGGATACGCTTCATCAGTTTCATTGGTTAGCCCTGTTGTGTTACCATACAGACTTGGATCAGGGTAGATGTACACCTTGTTGGGCTCAAGCTTGGTTTTATCTATCTTGTATTTGTTTTCTGGAGCTGAAAAATACAACAAACCATTTTTTTCAGGTCGAAAAAATAATCCCATCTTACGAGCAGTATATAGCTGACTTGTTTCTTCAACTGATGCTGTGGTTGGGTGATGTCTGTTGAGTAGATTGCCAGATGGGTTTGCTGCCTCGAACAACACCCCAGATGTAACACTAGTGATGGTATCACCTGTTTTGATGTAATAAAAGTCTGCACCAATGTACTTCTCGATCAACTTCTTGCGTAGTAGCAGCATGCGTGATGCTTCACCTTTGTTGGTGTCAATCAACTCAGAACACGGACACAGAGGGTTCTGATTTTCAGCACAGCTTAGGCTAATGACGTTAGGATTTACATTTACTATGAAGCTTTCCCCCAAGCTCTTGAGATATACACTAATGGTCTTGAAAATATATTGTTTGATGGCATCATCAAAGTTGATAAAGATGTTGTACTCAATCTCATTGATGTTGGAAGAATATAGATCTTTACGCAATTGCGTTTGTACATCATAATCTTCATATGACTTGTTGGGACTATTGTCAAGATAACTTGAATAGAGGTCGTACAGCTCCTCAACTTCTACTTGCAGCTTGGCAATAATGTTTTCAATTTTTATTGCTGGGATGTTGTATATTAAATTTTCATCATCTGCAATAAATACGTAATCAGTTAAAGTTTCAAAAATTGCTTGCTCTAGACTGTTGCGCGTACCTTTTTCTTGAACTGCTCTAATCTTATATTTGAGCTTTTCTCTCTTGTCTGTATAAAAGTTGCATATCTCGCGCAGCTTTTTGGAGTAGAAAGGAATTAGAATGTCAAGATCCGATGCATCAGTGTAGTCTGCAGCTGTGATGAACCTACGTTCTTCAAACGTCAGATAATTTAGTGTGATGTCTTTGAGCAACTCAATGTAGTTGTTTCTGACCAATTGAGTTGTCTGCTCTTCATTTTGCTTCTTGGTTGTGCTCCACGTGTAAAGATACTTTTGATAAGCATCATTGAACTGCATGGGTGACAGTTCTTGTTGAGAGAATTTTAGAAATGTATAAAAATCAAATGGAGCCTGAGCATCAAGCACCTGAGATGCTGCAGTATCGACATTGGTTATCGAGTACAGTGGTGCTTGAGATGCAAACGTAAAATCATTCTCCATCCTCAATATTTAGCAGCTTTTCTAGATATCAGTAGCCGACAACAACTCCAATCCCTCAGCTAATGTGTATGTTATCATGTCTTCAATGATGGAGTTCCATTGATCAATTGATGAGATGTTTTCGGTAATGGTGGTGTTGGGATCGCTCCAGTTGATTAGACCTGAACTCTGCTGCTCATCTGTCGAACTAATGTATGTGTAGAATGAATAGTATTTGTCTAAATCTTCTGCAACCATGTTGGATGGCAACACTAATCCCCATCCCCACCTACCTTGTGTGTCGTAGCTTGATAGAGCATATGTTTGAGCACCTGCATCAATGTATGGGACATAACCTGCACTAACAAGGTTGGTGTTCACCATGTGATATTGTTCACTAAATTTCTCAAAAGCTACCAGGTAACCATCAACTCCACCAGTTAAAATGGTTGTGTATACATCAAGTTCTGGCCCACGGTTTCTACCATACCTGACTCCTACTGAAAAATTCTCTCCATCGCCAACATAGTGATTGTATCCGCGGGAGTTAAAGTTGGTTGCGTATTTGTTGCGACTACCACGTAATTTGGTGAACTTGATGGAAAACAAATCCATCAACCTACCAATATTTGCAGGGTAGTTGAAGCTGTAGCTTTGCAAGGCATAGAAGTTCTCGTTCAACATTTTGTGCAACGATCTTAATGCATCAATACCACATGTATCGACGTTTGAGATGTTGTCAAAGAAATTAGAGATTCGCTCATATGTTCTCTTACCCACTGCTTCGTGGCTAGAATCTTTATCACCAACTGCTGTTCCAAAAAAATCTGTCATCAGTCTGGTGTAATCAACAAATGGTTCTTGAAACACGTATGCTTGATATTGAGCAGCTGGATTGAAGTTTTCATTCTTCTTACCCACTGAATATCTACCGCTGGTTGGATATATGTTAAATCTGTTACTGTACCCCTCCAAGCTATCAGCTATGCCTAAGCGATGATAAAATTTGTTGATGTATCTAAAGCCTGTCCAATCTCCATATGCATTCAATATGTTTTGAGCTGCACCAGATAAATCTACAGGAGCAGACAAGCTAACAAAAGTTATGTCGTCAACAGCACTGGTAGTTGCATTTGCAATTTCAAAATAATGTATACCTTTTCTTGCATCATCTACCACTAGTATCAGGCCATCAGTGGTGCATCCAATACCTGCAAAGTCGCATGTGCGCTCTATTGTATCGCTAGTGATGGATGTGTATATTGTATGCATTTGTGATGTTGCATCAAAATATACAACATCACTCCTTCTAGCAGTCATCCAGATGCTTTGCTTGGTATCACATGTAATGTTCCACAGTGGAATGTTTATGTTGTAGATGGATACATTACCATTACTGGATATTTTTGCTAGTTTATCGCTAGAGCTAAGTGGATCAGCAGCAGTTGCATCTTTGTAGATAATCCACGCTGCATTATCAACTGTTGTAACGATTTCAGTAGGTTGGTAATTTTCTGGTGTTTGAAATGTCGAAAGTAACATCCCATTGGAATTGTACTTGCATACAAAACTTGACAATGGATTGCTATATGACACCCACACATTGTTGAATCTGTCGGTTTCTACTGATGTTGGTAGAATTGAATTCTGTCCAGCATGACCTGAAAGTGATAGATAATATGCAATTGTGTCTAGATCTTGATTGGTGTATGGGGGAACAGCACTTGCAACTATCACGCCAGTAGCTTGATCCATCTTTACCGTGCTAACACCATCAAACAACGACAACCATACGTCACCTGCTTCATCTGCAGCCATGTTGGATGGTGATGATCCTGCAGCTAAACTTGCTGACAACAGCAGTCCCCCACTAGAATCAAACTTGTATACAACATCTTGATCTGCATCTGCTACCCAAATTTTAGTACCACCTAACGCCGTTGGAACAGCAATTGCTGTGTAAGTACCTGTAAGAGCTGGTGTGTTCACCAGGTGATCAATAACTGAAGTTTCTTCTATGGTCTTTTCAACATCTGCAACATGTAGATACTGGCTCTGCGGCTGTGATATCACAGTGTGATAAGTTGGTAGAGTAAAATAATCAGGTCCACATGACTTGGCTCGAGCATACAATCTAACATTCTCTGCTGATACTGGACATTGTAGATAACCTTTGAAGAATCCTCCACTGACATCATCAGCAAATTCTCCAAAATCTTCATAAAATGCAGCACTAGTAATGGGTACATCGTTGGATGATAGTAATTGTATTCTTATTTCATTGCACAATACAATAGAGCTAGATGTATAACGCAGCAGTGGAGACGTTTTGGATGTATATCCTTCATCATCTTTGATGCGAACAACAAATGGTATTTTCTGACCAACAAACTTGTTGGGTGCAATAAGAAAGCTGCTGTCAGGTGTACCTTCACCATCAATACCGTTTGATGTAATGACCAGTTGGTTGATGTTGCCCTGGTCAATGAATACAGGAGTGTATACATCACGAACTATTTGTTTGAGTATGGGATATTGCGATTTTGGTAGATTTTTTCCAAATGAATCGTTATCATACAGCTCTGTACTATCAAAGTACGCCATGGCAAACACTGCTTTGGGTGTTGTTGCTGTATCAAACACCTGCACAATATCGTCAACAAAATACACCAACCTATTACCTGATGTACCTGCTAAAGTTGCATCTAGATCAGTTGCATCACAACGTACCACTTGCGAGCTCAAAACTTTTACGTATATGTCATTGTTGTTTAGAGTTTTGATGCTCTCAACAGGTACTAGTTCATATTGTGCAAGAGCAGAGTTGTATTCTTCAACAAGAAATCTAGCATATGGTTTCAGGTGAGCGTATTTGTCTGCAGCATACGTTGCAGCATCAAATAATGGTGCACCTGTTCCGCTGGCGTAGAACATGATGGTTGATCCTTCGGTGCTCAATGCTGGGTAGGTTTGCCAGCTGTTGAATCGAGTTAGCGTGAAGGGATTCTGATAATGACCAGCTTCATTGATGACCACTTCTTTGGAGCTAATTGCAAGAGAATCTGTCACGTAATCGGTGACAAATATATTTTGCACAAAGGAGCTTTCAAACCCCTGTCCACCTGTTGAATACAAATGACATGTGACGTTGTATGTACCTGGAACACTGTATGCGTGTGTTGCGGTAATGTCTCGAGAAGTTGTTCCATCGCCAAAATTCCACAACAGCTTGGTAGTTGATACAATATCACCTCGACCGGTATCCAATACTGGTATGAATGTGAAGGGTGTGACGGGTAGAGTGTACCCTGTTGTTGTATATGTGTTGGTGTAATCCTTCACATAGAAGAAGAGATATTTTGTATCTTCAAAGCTCATGATTATACAACCTCAATTTTAGAGCTAATGTTGCTGATATCGTAGAAGAATGGAAATTCAAAAAACTTTAATTGAATGTTTTGTGAAGTTACTTCTGGTGTTGCATCTGGATAGAATGGGTTCCACTTGATCATGTTGATTTTGGATACTGTTCTGTCTTCATTGCCTGATCTAACTGTCTCAATGCTCTTAACGCCTGGAATATTTGAGATGTCAATGTTGAGTTGAGTTATGTTGATGATACCTGCAAGATTGTTGTTTTCTTGAGCAAAAAATTTAGTAATGATGTCAACTGCTTTTCCTTTGATGAGCTCTTTGGATATATTGAATTCAGATGATCTCTTGATTCTGAGAATGGTTTCATCTTTAATGGTTGTTGCCGGATCTTCGCCTGCAACTGTCAACCCAAAGCTAAACGCTAGATAAACAGGATCACACACAACAATATTCTGATTGACTAGTTTGGTGTAGTTCAATCGATCTACCACAGCTTGCTTTTGTGATGTAGCTAATGAAATAGGTGTTACACCATCTTGAATTGCACCTAATTTTGGTACCGCAAAGATGTATACATTGTTGAAGTCGCATGCATCAGTAAACATTACTTGATTCATCAACACGCGCTCATCATCATTGGGACGCTCCAATCCAATTTCATAAAAGTAGTTTAGATACTCGGATGTATACTGTTGGTTGGATACAGCTTGTGCATCGTAGATGATGTTGTTGAAATACTTTCGCACTGTAGCAACAAAATCTTCTACAGTTACTGTTCTGTTTTGAGCTGTGAAAATTACAGGTGCATTGTTTCTAATTTGATCCAACGACTCAAATGACGTAAACGGGGTAGATGCAACCAAATTGTCCAGACTAATGTACTGCAGATCAGTAGGCTCAATATATTCTAGATCAACATTCTTTACATCATTGAAAATTTCATTCCATTGTGTGGTGTTGAGAGGTACTAGCGATTTTCCTTGCAGTGCATTGACAGCCAACACACCCTGATTACCATTGCTCATTAGGTAATATACTGCAACTTGATCACCAGCATTCAATTTGCGACCTGTAATACCGTTTCCAAACTTTAATTCATACCTGCCCTGCTCATTAAAACGTTTTTCAAATACCAAATCTCTTGATCCTGCAACATACAAGCTGGTAAGCTCAGTACACTCATACCAAATTCCATTGCTCACATCACGCACATATACAAATATATTGTTGTTGTCTATGTATTGTTGTTCTAGTTCATCTAGAGGGTTTGCAATGGTGATGGTAAGCTCCTCAAAACTTTCTCCAATGGCAGTGTATATTGGATACTCTTTCATCACGCCCTGATGCATGGAAAATCTCTCTCCGACTGACTCGATCAACTGATCACCTGTTAGTGTTTTCTCAAACACTACGTCTTGATTAAAAATGTATGATATGTTGTTGATGTATACACTAGTAAATCTTTTGATGGAGTGCATACCAACTGGTAGACCTGCTAGAGCAGTACATGTGATGCTCAAGATGGGGGTGTTGTATCCATGTGGCTTGTATCCAATGAGGGATACAAGCTTGTTCATGTTTTCATACAACTCAGTTTGCGAGAACATGGTCTCTGTTGCTGTTTGGTTGAGATAAAACAGCAATACATGATACATGTAAGCAACAATATCTACCATGCCTGAGATGTTGCTACCTTCAAAATCAATGTCAGGAAACAACCCACTTGCTTTGATGCGATTGGTGATGAGTTGTTTCATGCTCACTGCATCAAATGCAGCGTATGAGTTGGGTGCTAGATTGAATTCTGTAAATTTTGATGTTGCCATGGTTAGATGTAATTGTATCCGTTCTTATTTAGCACACTGAAAAGTCTAGCGTTGGTAATGTTGAGAGTTGGTACCGAATAATATATGCTGATGTTGTATTCCATTGCATCATAATTTGGAACAACTACAACGCTTGATACCGACACTCTTGGCTCAAATCTATTAATACCACTAAAAATTTTTCGTTGTAGATCAAAAGCTCGTTCACGTGTGATGGGCTCAAAGATGAATTCACGTAAATCTAGTCCAAACTCTGGATTTAAGATTTTATCTCCGGGAGATGTTGAAAACAAGTTGAGCAATGAATTCTTCAACGCATCAATGTCATAATCTACCATGATGTCGTTTACCTCAGGTATTTGATGTAGTGGGTTGTTGATGAGATATTTTTCACGAAGATCCAAATGCAGATCTGCGTATGTGTACGGTAATCTTGCATTGGTAGCTTCTGGTAATCCTTGAATTACTATCTTCGCCATATCAAAAAATATTTAAGCTAGCCATAAATATACGCATGACGAAGAAGTTTTTGAGTGTGTGTGAATCTGCCTTGACACGTTTTGCACGTGGTGGATTTTTAACAGGTGATTTTGTACGTTTTGTTGACAAGTTCAAATCACATGAACCATACAAAGCTCTTGGATCCAATGTGCAAGCAATGATTGATGAGATTATCGCAGCAGGTCTCAACATTCGTGTTGTGGGCATCAACGATGCAGATCCTCAACGTTACCCTGGTAACCCTGATACCATGACCGGTAATGTTGTGGTAAACATTGCTCTAGATAATGGTGGTGGGAGATACACTCATTACTGCACAATTCCGAGCTGCTGCATTGAGCCTGTTGAACACTATCCAAATCTAGCTCCCATGCCAGATGGTGTTGTTCGTCCCAATGGAACCATCATCAAGCCTGAGGAGTTTGTCTTCAACAAAGACAACAAAGAAGCCGAAGATCAGACCATGAAAGCTGATCAAGGTGGTGTGAAGAAGCACGTGATGGTTGGATTACCAACCAAAAACATCAAGATGAAGGCTGCTACTGTGAGAGGGGCAACATCACCTGCAGTTGATGCATATACCATTAAGTATATGCAAGATCAATAGTCATCAAGAGATTCCCAAATGCTAAGACCATAAGCATCATTGATCAAGACTGATGCAATCATGATCCATGCATATACTTGCATGAGCACTCTACTTGACCAGGGACAGATGTATACTATGCGAGAAACAGCGTCTCCTGTGTAGTACAAGAGATTACACAGCAGCCAGGCTACTGCACGCGCAATGCTCGATTTAGATTGATCATGCATGCAAAATAGTTAATCTCTGCATCTGCAACAAATACATGTCTGTACATGTATTCTGTGATGATTAAAATAGATTCACGTTTGACACTCTCATCAATGTTGCTGTTGTACACGTGCTGCAACAGCATCTTCATCAAATTGTGATAATCAGACTGAAATGTTGATTCATGTTGAATCACAAATCTACGCAACTCCATCACATCATGTTGAACTTGATGGAATATATCTTCAACAAACTTATCACTTGCACTAGTATTGGTTATTTCTAACTTGCCACTAGTTGAGAATTTCTGCAGATCATTGATGATGCGTCTGAAGTCTGGAAAGTTAGCTTTTACCAACTCTACAAATGCAGCTTTTTGCTCTTCTTCCAATACAATCTTCTCACGTTTGAGAATACCATAACAATGCTTGACCACATCTTGCACTGAATGATTGAAGTCTAACGCAATGCATCTGCTCTGAATTGCAGGGATGATCTTGTGACGGTAGTTGGCTGTCAGGATGAAGCGAGTATTCGCTGCATACTCTTCCATGACGTTGCGAAGAGCACGCTGAGATTCACCTGATAACGCATCACCCTCATCAAGAATCACCACTTTGATGTCACCATTCAATGACCTGGTCTGTGCGAAGCTAATGACCTTGGTTCTGATGGTATCAATACCATTCTCATCACTGGCGTTCAAATACAGGTAATCACACCCCAACACGTCATTTACTAGAATCTTTGCAAGACTGGTCTTACCTTGACCTGGAGATGACACCATCAGCAGGTTGGGTATCTCGTGTTTATCTCTAAATGACTCTACAATCTTCCTGGTCTCAGCAGGAAGAACTATAGTATCAAGAGTTTTAGGTCGGTATTTTTCAACCAACACATTGGAAAAGTCTACCATGATGTGATTGTATACTACTTGCCTGTAGATCCAAAGCCATTTGCACCGCGATCAGTAGATGTAGCTTCGTCTGACCATGCAGTTGCAGGTGTAACTAGCGGATAACACACCAATTGAGCAATACGATCACCTGGTTGCACCACATAATCAACATCAGAGTTGTTGATCAACCTGCATCCCATGCAACCTCGATAATTTGTATCGATTATACCGCCGAATGCATGCACATTATGTTTAAATTGTAAACCTGACCTCGACTCTATACGGATGAAGATACCAGGCGGTACATCAGCCAGCGTGAGACCAACAGGTACAACAGCAGCACCACGCGCAGGAATTGTAGTCTGCTCAACAGCTGTCATGTCATATCCTGCATCTCCTGTGAGTGGATCATCATGCTTGCGCATTGGTAATACCGCTGCAGGGTGTGTCTTGACAAATTTCAAAGTACCTCGTTCTATCATGCTCATGTCGTCATATTAATTGAACATCGAGTAGGTTCAACTAAATATATACATGTCAGATCAAGAGCAGACAAACTCTGTAGATAGCATCATCGAACAATTGAAGCAAGTGCCCAAGGCTATCACAACTGTTCATCGTGAACAAGATGAGCTGACCAAGGAGAATCTAGAAGATTTTATCCTCAAGCACACAGGTCACCTGGTCAAGCAAGCATCAGAGTCTGTTGCCCTAGTAAAGGACTATGTAGAGACAGCTCCAAATGCTGAAGACGTTACAGCATTGGCAGAGTTGATCAGAGCTACATCTTCAGCAGTTGAAGGACTCAACAGAATATTGATATCTGACAAGCGCAATCAGACAGCCATACACATTAGAGAATTGGATCGCAAAAGTCGTCAAGAGCAATTTGATACTGCAGTGGGTGTCAAGCTGATGCTCACCAGGGAAGAGCTCATGAAGCAATTGCTTGAGCCACCCAAGCCTAAAGCAATCGAGATGAAGGTTGAGGAAGTTAAGGAGTAATTACCTCACACTATTTGCAATTTTTCGCATAGAAGCTGCAGCAAAATATCCACCCGCACCTTTGCCTCCTGCAGATTCAATTCTGCCTGATTTCATTGTATTTCTTTCAAATATCTTAATTGCAGTATCAGTATTAACTTTTGGATCTCTAAGTTGTTGTACTGTCCAATTTTGACCTGATGGATTTGCACCATAGCGACTGCCATCAGCAGGGGCTACTTGGAATAGCCCATATGATCCACCTGGATCAGTTGTGTTCGTTGAATTGACGTTGTACCCTGATTCAGCTGCAGCTAGTTTGTTGAAGAAATTAGACCACGATTTTGGTGAACCATCAATACCATATTTTGCACCGTCAGCTGGTACGTAGCCATTTAGCTTGGAATTCTTGATGCTTTCCTCAGTGTATGCTTGCAAGTCCGATGGACTTACCTTGCCGTTCACACCAACAGGTATAGCACCACCGCTGCCTTGACCTGATTGTTGAGCAGCTGTAGCTTGTTGTGCTTGTTGCTCTTCTGCAATGGTAGCAGGAGTTTGTGACATGGGTGTATCACTAGGACATGGTATCTTGGTAGACACTGCATCGTCATAATTGCGAGCTTCACCTGTTGTTTGCGGTTTGAGTGCAAATTGTGGTGTAACGTTGTTGTTAAATGGGTCACTACCTTGTGCATCTCCACTACTGACACCCTGTGCAGTGCCACTCCAAGTACGCTTCTCACCACCTAGAGATGCATCTGGTATTTGTATTTTAAAAACTTTCTTTCTTGCAACTGCTAAATTCATGTCTTCATCAAACGCGTTGTATCTGTTCATGAAGTCAGCTATCCTGAAACAATCACCCATTTTGCGCTTTACTTTGGTCATTAAATTTGAGTTTAACCCCAAAGCATCCTGAAACAGACTTGATCCAGTTGATCCAATGAACGGTACGCCCTTTCTATCTGCACTAACTCCTTGCTTGGCAAACTCCCGTAATTTTGCTGTTGTACCTGGACTTGTTAATTGTTCTTTAGCTGCATCCATCAACAGTTTTGCACTAGTATATGCTTGCATCATGGTGTCTTGTATACCTCGGGGTATTTTGTTCATGATGTTGAGTCCCAATCCTGTTGGTGGCGGAGCATTAAGCTCAGTGTCATGTGACATTGATGCATTTAATGAATTCATCCTGCTAAAATCAAATATAGATCCTGTTTTATCTGTCACTGGAGCAAAATAATTGCACGACGACTTGCAAGAATCCATCATGCTTGATAATTTGTCTGTAAAACTAGGATCATCTGCTAATCTGCTCTGTTTGTTAAAATTGCGTTTTTGAATATCTTCTACAACTGGATCATAAGTATTTTTTGGAATTATTTTGGATGCCTTTTCTAAAGCTTCATCAATCTCGTACAAAATTTGTTGCTTTAGATCTGGTGGCAACATATCTACCTTTTTTGCATAGTGTAAAATAAACTCTTCACTAAAGTCTGGACCATCCAATAGAAAATGTTTTGCAAACTCTCTCAACTCCTCAAGCGGTGTTACGCTAGTAGCAATTTTTTTCCAAAGGTATGCTGCATTCACCTCATGTGGGAACTCTGCTGCAATTTCGCAAAGATCTGTTTGCTCAATTAAAAATTCCGGACCTGGACCTATTGCGATAGATTCTAGATATTCTGGAAAACCGGTACGCGTTAACATGTTACAATCTGTTTGAGAGATAGATACCCATAACTGCAAATGCTTTTAGTGTATCTACATCTAGATAATTGTAGCACTGCACTCCATACTTAAGTTGATTTTTATAAACTAATTCTTTATATTTTTCGATGCCGCCTGCTTGTGCGATTTCATCATCAATCAACTGTTGACGTAATTTATCAGCAACATCGACGGGACAATCAACCAATACACTATATGCTCCCTCCGCGCTTGCGATGATCTTGCCACCGCTTGATAATTGCGCAATAGAAGACTCTTCTATATCAGCAATTGACACTGTCCAGTTTTTATATGATGCAACTACACGTGCTGCTGCCATATAGGTATTTACTAGCCTTTATACCTAAACACAGCTGTTTGACCTGGGTTGCGAGCTGTTACCTTGGACCAGGAGTCGACGCTATAATTATTTTGAATTGTACCTCGAGCAGACCCTCTAAATCCATCTGAACTGTTGCTTATGATGCGACCACCTTCTGAAACGACACCGGTGTGACCTGCTCTACCAGTGTTGTGATTTCTTGCTGTAACAACAATATCACCTGGTTGCGCTTGACTCAAATCAAGTTTGGTAAATCGTGAATCTTTTGATAGTCCGCTATACAGCTCGTCTGTTCCAAGCACTATGCTCCTGCCTGGTAATATATTCTCACCAGTTGCATTTTTAAACATCATGCTTGTAGCTGCTGCACATCCCATCTTACCGTCTTGTGTTCCTGGTATCTCTTTTGTGCTGGTACCGATCATATTCTTTGCAGAGTTACTGATGTTGCCGCTCTTGGCGTTTGCAATACTATTGGCTTGAGGGTCAGCTTGAGATTGTGGTGTGTTTGCTGCAGGTTTTGCGTTATCTGATGACTGTCCTACTGGTGTATCTTCTGGACACTTTGGCGTAGCTGTTGGTGCATCATCATAATTTCTTGCATCACCTGTTGTTTGTGGTTTGAGTGCAAACTGAGGAGTGGTATTGTTGTTGTAAGGGTCGCTACCTGATGCGTCACCACTACTGACACCTTGTGCAGTACCACTCCATGCTCTTTTTTCACCACCCATGGATGCATCTGGTATCTGTATTTTAAATACCTTTTTCCTCGCAACTGCTAAATTCATGTCTTCATCAAATGCATTGTATCGATTTAAAAAGTCAGCAATTCGAAAACAATCGCCCATGTTTCTTTTGACCTTGGTCATCAAATTAGAGTTAAGTCCTAGAGCATCCTGAAACAGACTTGATCCAGTTGATCCAATGAACGGTACACCTTTTCTATCTGCACTTATACCTTG